GTTCCCGCTTCTTTTTCTTCCACTTCTACCTTTTGTGCTGTGACTCTGGCAATTTCTGCATTAATTTCAGTCTGTGCTGTAGTAAATGTAGCCAACCTTGCAGCTATATGTGCATCAACACCTGCCTGATCTACATCCCAATCATCATAACTCTCAACTTCTTCATCCCTTGCGTTAGGAAAGTTTGGATCATTCCTATTAGTAGAATTAGTAAGTGCTGTAGACAATTCTTCTTTTGTTGTTCCAGCAGGTAAATTTGTGAAAAAGGTTACTAATCCATCAAGTTGTGTTTTAGTCGTGTTCAACTCTACTAAATTGTCTGTGAATTGTTGGATTTCTGTTGCCCATGCTCCCATTTGTATTTCCCCTAAATTGTGTGGTAATACTGTTATTTATGTTTTTGAGAGTGGTCGAGAGTGTAAATCAGTATCTAATTTTTTCATTTTTTTACTGATTACTCTGATTTGATCTTTATCTTCTTTTAGTTTTGCATTGCGTAAAGCTTTTTTTAACTCGACTTTACGAGTTATTATATCAATAACTTCATTACCTTTTAAATTTCTACCCATTGCAATACCAAAATCATAATGTTCTACATAGTATTTAGGCACAAAATACACTACTGAGTGTAATTAAAGTTTTTATATTTTTCATTTTTACCTCTATCAAAAACTGGTGTCTCATTATCATCTTCTATTGCTGAATCAATTAACTCTTCCTGAGCCTCTTGTTCACAATCGTATAACTTCATACGACTTCTATCAATACCAATTACAAATCTTTTGAATATGGTAGGGTCATTATACCTATTTTTTAATTGTTTAATAACCATTTGGTCTAACTCTTCTAACTCATCGGATGTAATCATTGCAAACATAAAGTCTGCTGTTGCTGGTAATCCAAATGACTCGGAAGTATCTGTTAAATCTATATCGGTGTTTCCAAAACCAGCTCTTGTGGTTTGAGTTGCACTCATAATTGGAACATCATATTCCACTGCAAGTCCTCTTAATTCTTCTGCAATACTCTTAACTAATGTATAGGAGTTTGCACCTTGGCCAGGCCTAATTCTATTTGATGCACAAATGTTTAAATAATCTATAAAGATAACATCAGGTCTAAAGTCTTTCTTAATACCTAATTCTTGTAATAGATGTCTAAAGTGTCCAACATGGGCAGCTGCAGTTGGATATTCCTTAACGATTAATTTACCCTTGGTTTTATCTTTAATCTTATCAATCTTTTTACTATACATCTTCTTAGATAAGTCAGGTAATTCTTTCATTGGAATATTAAGAATATTTGCATCTATTCTTTCTGCAATTCTTTCTTCACTCATTTCAAGTGTAATGTAAAGAACATTCTTATTCATCATAAGAGCTGCACTTGCCATGTGACACATAAACAATGATTTACCTACACCTGTTCCTGCCAAACAAATGTTTAATGTCTTATTGGGTAATCCACCTTTGGTGATTTTATTGAAATACTCTAAATCAAACGGAAGTTTCTCTTCATCTGTATGATAAAAATCAAATCTTTTTTCTTCGTCCTCTAATACATCATGACCTATATGAGTATCAAAAGACACGGAAAGTGCATCCTTGAGAAGTTCGGGTATTTCACCAGTTGATCTTTGAGAAGTTTTATCGATTACCTCGATACTGTCCATGACTGCAATATAGATTGCTCTATCTTTGCACCATTGTTCAGTCTCATCAATCAACCATTCTTGTGGTGTTTCTTCTTTATTTCTACTAAAATTGTTAACAACTGATTTTGAATTTTTGACAACTACTTCATTGAGAGAAGTATTATTGTCAAGATTTATGAGAAGTGCCTCAGCTGTAGGTGTCTTAGTATATTTTAAGAAGTAGTCCTGTATTTCTGAAAATACAGTCTTTTCATCACTTTCGGTGAAATACTCCGATCTTAAAAAAGGAATTACTTTCCGTGAAAATTCTTCACTCTGAACTAAGTTCCTGAGTATTGTCTGTTCTAATCTCTGTTCCATAACTAAAATATTTTTTTGCTGCCTGTTCTAATTGATCCATAACATCTTCTGTAAAGTATTTCTCAGGATTATTATTAATTGTCTTACCAAATTCTGTTTTACCATTTGGAAGTTCAACCCTTGTTGAAGACTTTTTAAAGATGTCAAATGCAAGTGCCATTTCTAATAGACCGTAATATCTATCAAGTCCTTTGTCATAAGTTAATCTGACATCGACTATTCTATTCTCTACGGTTAATCTAGATTTTGCGTTCTTGCAATGTATGATGTTTCCAATAACTTCTTTCCCATCTTTTTCTTTTTTTCTAGATAGGTAGACTATAGATGAAGCTGCATACTTCAATCCACTACCACCACCCATTTCTTTTTGTGGGAACATTGAACCTATTACATCATAAGTATGATTAGTCACAACCATAGGAACTTTTGCACGACCAAGTTTTAAGGTAAGAACTCTAAATGTCCCTTTGACAATTTGTGCCCGAGTCATATCTCTAGTTTCCTTACCAGCTGCTGTATCCTCAATCTCTTTAGTAGTTGATAACATACCAAGTGAATCTAATACAAATAACATAGGTGGTCTTTTAGACTCTTCTGTTTCTAGATATTTGTCTAAGATATTTAACGATTGATTTCGGAACTCTTGAACAGTAACTACTGGAACAATTATAATACGACTAGAATCAATACCTCTTGATTCAATCATATCTTTTGTTAGTGCAGATTCACTTTCAAAGTAAACAACTGCAGAATCAGGATTATCGTCTAGGAATTGTTGACATACTCCTAATGCGAAGAATGTTTTTCCTGTTGCAGATTCCCCTGCCAGTGCTGTGATTTTGTTTGATGGTAGTCCACCGTATAGTGAACCACTTAAAAGTGCATTGAAAATGTATGATCCAGTATCAATAAATGAATCAACATCACCAGCGGCTACACCTTCTGATACGATACTTGCATACTCGTTACCACTGGATTTAATTAAGTCTTTTATAAATGACATATCCACCTCTCATAATGTATATACATTATAATATATATTCTCGAATTTGTATAGAGGGTTTTAGGTTTTTTCTTTAGATTTACCATTTTGAGAAAGTGGTTCTTGATGATCGATCCATCTTTCTTCAATCATGGTTTTGATTGACTTAATTTGAACTTCCATGCAAAGTAATAGTGCATAAAGTATTCCAATTAAGAAAATATAAACTATGTCCATTGAGGTGATTTCCATTATACTTCCACCCCAGCTTTTGCTAAGCGTTTACGATTTTCTAAATGACCTTGTTTGATGTCGTCTTTGCTTTGTCCTTCATAAGGAACTGCATAATGATCTCTTATGACTATTTCATTGAAACATTCGGTTTTAGTTGGATCATATAGATTGCCTAATATTCTTCCAAATTTTCCTTTTGCTGAACTTTCAACCAAAATATGTGGATATTTTGCTACCCAGTCTTTTAAATACTGTTTGGATAAAAGACCGTATTTCTTTTCTACTTTATCTCTTGTCCTACTCTCAGGCGTGTCAATACCAACGAGCCTAACTCGTCCTTTTTGAAAAAAGTTGAAGCCTAGGTCTAACATCACATCACATGTGTCACCATCGACAACTCTTAATACTTTAGCTTTGTATATAAAAGGGTTCATAACATCTAATTTTATTTATTGAAAAAACGAATCTAAACTTGCAACTGGTTCAACATTCCAGTCGATTAAATTGATAACTGCCTTCAATGGTTCAATAAATGCCTTATCAAACTGTTTATCGTAATCAATAAATCGTTTTAAATCTAATTCATGTGGTAAAACACTCATAAATGAGATAACATTTTCATTTATCGGGTTTGGAACTGTAAGATATGCAAAATGAATCTTATCTCCACTCTTAATTAACTCATATCGTTTATCAATATTCTTCTTTTTTAATAAGTGGTTGAATAACAACGATCCTCTGACATGGATTGGTGTTCCTTTACCGTAGATATGTGTAGTGTCAGTATACTGTTCAAGATTATTAACTCCTCTTGGTGATGCTACTTCCTCAGGTGGTAAGTTTCTAAATTCTTTTCGTGCATTCTCTACAAAATCCCATAACACCTCTTCATCTTTGGTCATAACCAATTTAAATGCTTCGGTTAACTTTCCTCTAATCCATTGTGGTGTAGAACTCTTTGCAGTTTCAATACCCATCATTTTGAGTTTTGGTTCTGAATATCTAACACCTTCTGAGTCATATACATTAAGAATATATCTTTTCTTTGCAGTCCAAATACCTCTATCTGCAATAACTTCTCTACCCATTTCCATCTTTTGTTGGAACGCGTTGGTGTATTCTGCAAGGTCTTTAAATCCATCTGTCAATACATCCTCAATTTTATCCTTTGCAACCGTGTCTAAGAAATCAATAATTCTATTCTTTGGAGTGTTCTCATCAAACACCTGAGACACTAATTTATCCATAGTAATGTATACTGAATCCGTATCCATTGCAATCACATAGTCTTCATCTTCGGTTTGAAGAATCTTATTAAGGTATTCATTAATGGTTTTTTCAGCCCATTTGATTACCATTTGTCCTGAGGTTGTAATTGCTTCTGCAAGATCAACATTAAAGAAGGCAAAGTATTGGTTTGCAAGAGCTCCGTATGCACTGTTTAAGGCGATCTTTCTAACTTGTTGGTTGTTATAAGCTCGTTTAATTAAAGTGTCCAGTTTAACTCTTCTTTCTACATCTGCACTCTGATATTCAACCTGATATTCAATCATCTTTTTCTTCCATAATCGTCTCTCATCGTAGAATTTTTCCATGAGTTCGGGAAGGAACCCTTGTTTGTCTCGATTGAACACTGCACCATTAGGTGTCACGGTAAAATTGTCTATATTTGAAATTGCGGAAAGTTTACTTAATTCTTCATTACGATTGAAATCACGACTTAGGACACTTGCGACACTTATATCGGCCTTACCTTTAATCATCTTCTCAGGAGAAATATTATACTGCATAATTAAGTGAGGATATAGACTATTCAAGTCAAAAGACACCACCCAATTATGACCACCTACTTGTGGTTCTTTTACATAAGCTCCGACAATCGAATGACTCTTTCCGTCTCTTCTAAGTTGTTGTGGTGGTGTTGCAATGTTCTGATCTTTTAAGAAGTTATAAATGATGGTTTCCCAATACTTAACCATCCCAAAAGTATCATTATAATTACACTTTGCATTATAAGACATCGTTAAGATCAACTCAATTAATCCTAACTTCTCTTCTAATTCTTCAATAAGAACTACATCCCTGACATTATACTCTAAAAACTTATGATAATTCTCTCGGTAAAGTGTATGAAGATTTCCGTATTCAGAATAATCTAATTTACCTTTACCTAATTCTACATTTGCAATATGATCAAGTTTATAACTCTCTTGATTAACAAATGTATGTTTTCTATATAAGTCCAAATAATCAACAATATTAATTCCATACAAGGTGTATGCCATGTTCTTTTGATAACCCTGTGCATTCCACTCTCTCACATCAGACATCTTCCATGGAGAAAGTTTCTTATGTTCACCGTCTCCAAATAATCTATCGATACGATTACAAAGATAAGTTACATCAAAAGCATCAACATTCCAACCAGTAATAATATCAAACGACTGTTTGATCCAATAACCCATAAACTCTCTTAATAGTTCATGTTCATCTTTACAGTTATGATATATTACTCCTTGTTTTTCCCATTCACCAATTCCAAATGTATGTGCTATTTTACCAAACGGTTTTATAGTTATTGCATTAACTTTTTCTTTTGCTTCGGCTGGTTCGGGAAATCCCTCTTCACATTCACACTCAATATCAAGTGATGCAATTCGGATTAAATCTTGATTAAATTTTATATTCCCTTGAAACTTATCTGCAATATAAGTGTAAACATATCTGTCATATCCATGAATTTCAAATCCATGAGTATCTTTATATTTTTCTCTGAACTTTCTTGCACCACCCATTGAATTGAGATTGACAACCTCAAGTGGTCTACCATCTAAGGAATGATATGGAGATTCACCTTTCTTAGATGGAATGTAATGATTAGGACGGTATGAAACAGACAACTTTTGTTGTTTGTTTCCTTTATATCCTTTAACTAGAATCTTGTCGCGAGTCCGACAGACATTTGTATAAAAATCCATACTGTTATTATACCACAGTATCTATTCTTTTAATAGGGTCTTTTCTACTCCAAATTGAGTTTCTATAGCAGATTTTATATCAATATATTTTGCAATTAACTCAATTTCTTTTTCTATTGTTTCCAAGTGATCAGGATGTTCTGCGACACCTGTTGGATTTTGTAAATGTATTTCTACATTCATAGTATGTTTTTGAATTTGTGCATCTGCACTAGCCACTAAACTTTTTAGGATTTCATCCTTCATGTGTATAGTCATAATATAATTATTCCCCTCTTTTGTTACCAGTAGCAACTTTATAATTCGTTTCTAGAGCTGGTCTAGGTTCAAAACAAGAAACAACTTGTCCCCATGGAATTGTAAAATCATACTCTTTAGCATAAGCATGCCATGGTGCAAAACTAACACTCATTGATTGAGTATCCTCATTTGCATCTAATATAAGAACATTACAATCTGTTATTGTATAGGTTCTCCTCAACCAATTTGTGGTCACGAATCCAATAAGGGTTTGACCACCAACTAACCTTAAACATTTTACCTTAGGCATTTAATACTAACTCCTGTAATTCTAAAGACCTTCGACCTACTTGACCGAACCATCTTGAATCTTCCATTTCTACTGCCATTTCTTTCCATTCATGGCGATTTACACAACCTAACATTTTCTTAAATTTAGAAAGTCTAGTTGCACCTAAATTAAAGCACATATTTACTAAAACATGTTGTATGTTTTCGGGAAGACCATCGAAATCATCTACCAAATGTTTAGTTTCAACCAAATGTTTATGAAAATCTAATTCATAATACCCATCTACAATATCTTGTGAAACAGGTGTGCCTGCTGGTTGACCGTATTCATGATCATCGGGTTGAATCAAATGGCCTACACCAAGTGTTAAATACCCCAAAGAATCTTTATAAATTTCTAAAACTTCACCTTCATGTCTCTTGATCTGTTCCTTCAATATCTCTTTGTTCATGTTTCATTTTTTCCTCTATGAGTTCTATCAATATATCACCCATTAATGTGTTAAGCTCTTTATTATTTAGGAGTGTTTCAAAATCCTCTCCTGACTCAGGAAGTCTCCTAATCGTTCTTTCAAAGTTTATGTTAGGTTTACCTTCTTCAAATTCTACTTTACCGTATTGATATACTAAACCTTCCCATTCACCTTCTAAAATTTCTATAGCTGCATCTTCCTCATTAGGATTTTCTACAACTTGATATACTGTTCCAAATAATTTTGTCATTATACTTCCCATGGGAATACTACCCATTTACCTTCATTAAGATGTAAAAATTGCACATCTTCGTTATTAGGCCTTCCAAATAAACATACTGGATGAACATTATCTTTGTTTATAAATTTTAAAACACTTTTCATCGTTTTTCCAGTATCATAAATGTCGTCCACTACTAATATTGCCTTGTTTACTTGTCTACCCATCTTATTTAATATCCAAGCTGGACTCTTGTCCTTACCATCCCTAGTTTGAAATCCTATAATACTCATTTTCACATTTTTTATATTAGACAAATGTGTTGCAATAGGAAGACTTCCTCTATAAATTCCAACCACATGATTAAAGTCTATATTCTCTGCGATATAGTGAATGTCCTTATTATATTGACTATACTTATAAATCAGTTTAGGTGAAGAACTCATTTAACGAACCCCCCCATTGTTCGGGTAATTTATCTTGACTGCCTTGTAATGGCAACCACTCATTAACGAATTGTCCATAATCAGTTATTTTTGATAAACCCCTATCATTCAATAGTGATGGGTTATTAGTGTATTTATCTACAAAGTCCATGTAATGTTCCACAACTTGCATCTGATTAAAGAAAGGAATTAACCTTGCACCGTCTTTACCTATATCACTGTTGTATAATCTTTCTTTATCAACATTCTTTGAAGACCATTTTGTGCATTCTTCAATCATAAAATCATAATCTGTAATACCAAAACTCTCAAAAGCTTCTCTATTAGATTCTAACATGTCACCAAATACTGGAACTAATTGTTCTTCATAAATGTGTTGTGTTGCTTTCTGTGTTGTTGCTGGACTATCCATATCAATATTAACCCAGTTCTTATCTCTATACCTAGAGAAAAACCATGAGTTTGCTTGAGTAGATGAATCATAAGATACATTTTCTACAAAATCAAAATAATCAGGTGATACAAAAAATGGCATCATCATTTCATGTGAACCTAATCCAAGTAAATGTATATTCTTTTTAAGTCTTAATGGAATCTGAAAATCTTTAACTGAATAAATCATTTCCATTCGGTTATTAAATCCAGCTCCACTACAAGCAGATGCAAGAGAAATACTAACACATCTTTCCAATTCTTGTTCGGTTAATCCATTAACAATAGTTTCAATATATTCTCTATATGATTCTAAATCTTGTCCTTGAACAATAAGTGTAATCTTAGTGTCAGATTCTAATGCTTCAAACATTTCTATTTGTCGTTTAACATTTGCAAGAGTTGTTCTTGCAGTTTTACCAATCTCTTCTCTAATAAATCGTCTTCCAGCTGTAGATGTTTTCATTGACCATCCACTATTTGAACCATCAAACTCTACTGGAATATCATCAAAGATCATTGCAACATCAGACCATGTTGCTTGGTGTCTATAAATTTTATCTTTTATCTCAGGTGTTAAACCACCTTTAGTTCGTGAT